TGGACTCATATCAGAGGGTGGATTTACAGCCAAACTCGACAACGGAATCGGGGGTTATGACAGTGCATCTGTAATGATTTATGACCCTGGAGCTGGAAAGTTCTTATCACTTGGTGGAAATGGAACGGTTCCCTCGTATCTTAACCTAGGAAGTGGTGGTGGCTTCCACCTTAACGATCTCAACGAAAACATAGACCTGTCCCAGATTACCGATAACCGAACAGCGACCTTCCCTGATAAAGACGGCACAATAGCGATGCAGTCTGACGTGCAGGAGGTAGTAGATGACACTGATACTAAACTCGACGGCAAGGCTGATTTAGTACATACACACGCTATCGCTGACACTACTGGCCTACAAACAGCGCTAGACTCCAAGGTCAATAATTCGGAAAAGGGTACTCCTAACGGTGTTGCAACCCTTGATAGCGGTGGTAAGGTGCCAAGCACGCAATTGCCATCTTATGTTGATGATGTTGAGCCGTACGCCAATCTAGCAGCCTTCCCTGTGACTGGTGAGATAGGCAAGATTTATGTTGCCACCAACACAAATAAGGTGTACCGATGGAGCGGATCGTCATATATTGAAGTAAGCCCCTCAGAAGTAAACACCGTATTCGGTCGCGCAGGAACAGTTATCGCACAGACTGGTGACTATACAGCCACCCAGATTACGAATACTCCTGCGGGGGGTGTGGCCGCCAGCAACGTACAAGCCGCTATTAACGAGCTCGATACTGAGAAGGCACCGCTTGCATCACCTGTATTCACGGGCAATCCTACGGCGCCTACAGCAGCTTCGGGTGATAACGATACCTCTCTAGCCACTACCGCATTTGTCCAGGGGGAGGTTGCAAAGGCCGACATAGTAATCAAGGTGGCTGCAAGTGGCGCTGATTTCAATACCTCTAGCTACAGCAACAATCTCTGTGCAACAATACAGGCCGCTATTAACTCTGTGCCTCTTGATACCGCCGCATCTATTTTAGTTAAGTATGGATTTTATGACTGGACAGGCTCCACAGCTATAACATTCGGTCGCCGCAAGATCAAGCTTATCGGTGACGGGATAGGTCGCACTGTTGTGGTGGCAAACTATAACTACACCCGCCCTATATTCTTTCAAGACTCGACTGTCGGTCTAGGCGACATTGAGATAGCTGGTTTCACATTTGATGCGTCACTTCGCCCTAACATGGGATACATCCACCTATACCAAGGCGATAACATTTCTATTCATGACTGTCACTTCAAGGGTCAACGGTCGCTTGTTGCGGATGCGATTATTCCTTCTAGGAGTAACTGGAGCATACGCATGGGTACATATGTGCAAACGAACGCATCTTTCTTATCGACGGACATTGATACCGCCACAGATCAGATGGATATTGAGAAGAACTATGCCACAGGTACACAATTTACCTTCTCATCGACTGGCACATTGCCTTCACCGTTGGTAGCTAATACTCAGTATTATGCGATCAATGTTAATACGTTAATAATAAAGGTAGCTGCTTCTAGCGCGGATGCAACTACTGGTACGGCCATAGACATTACTTCTCAGGGAACAGGTACGATGACTCTTACGCCGTCATTCTCACCAGTAGAAGTTAATGCTACAACCGACATAGTAACGATTAGCCAGAACTTTGCAACCGGTACACAGGTAAGATTCTCATCGACTGGCACATTGCCCGCGCCTTTGGTAGCTGGGACTTGGTACTACATGGTCAAGCAGACAAACACTACTACAAAGTTTGCAACCAGTCTCGTTAACGCCCTCGCCGGCACCACAATCGATATTACCGATACGGGTACTGGGGTGTTCAATTACCAACTCTACAATGGCCAGAGTAGGAATAATCGCTTCTACAGCAATATTGTTGAGTCAAGCGATGCAGGTAGCAATGAGCAAATCCTATTCATTAACGAGCTTGATGGATATATCCAGAATAATGTTTGGAAGAACAACGCCAACCAGCTTGCATATGAGCTGATGTGCTACATCAATAACCAAAACGTAGACGTATCCGGTAATATATTCGAGAATGGCGACGCTAATGCAGTCGGTGTCATGGAATGTGACGGTGTTAATATACACGACAACCTTTATAGCGCGACCACAAACTATAAATTTGCCACTATTATCAACAGCCAGAACGTGGATGTAGTTCATAATATTGCCTCAACTAGCAACGTTTCGCACTCAAATGGATTCGTACACATCTTTGACAGGGTTCCCGGCCCTGATGGATTTGCCCACATTATCGAGACTACGAAGAACGTAACCATATCTGCAAATACAATCGATGGGTTTAACTATGGCTTGCAGGCGCAGACGCTTGATTCGACTTATACCATGGCCTTCGATGAAATAGTCTTTGAAGATAACAAGATGAGAAATATACGCACAAACGCTGTAACCCTAGGTAACAACCTATCGAATAACCTCCTCAGAAGGGTGTTCATCAGAGGCAATAAGGTATTCTCATGGTTTGGCGTAAGTACAGGTGCTATAAGCTTAAGGGGATACGATACGATACCTGGACAGGTGAGCGGCTTCTATATAGAAGATAACTACATTGCTCCCTCAAGCGGTTCAGGCGACTCGGCAGCGCTTAGAGCAGTGGGCTGCAATATAAAGAGAATGATCAGCAACTCAGTCATCGGTACTGGACAGGGTACGTATAAGCCAATCGAATTGGTAAACTCATCAACGATTGACGAGTGCCGAAATAACTCGGGCTACGATAATGACGAGTTCATAAAATATGGAGGGTTTTAAATAAAATGAGAGCAACTTACGGAAGAATTATCGGGACAAACATACCGACTGCGTTATCGACTGTTACCGGATCGATCGTGCCAGCAGGTGAGACTTGGCAGATAGGCAAGCTAAGGATTACCAATATAGACACAACTACTCCCTATACTATCCGCCTCGCGCACCGTCTGGCTGCAGATGGTGCCACTGGTAATAGGGACTACCTGATATACGATAAAGAAGTGCCCGCGGCTGACTTCTTAGAACTTGAGGGCATTGTCATGGCCACAGGTGATCAATTAGTCGCAAGTTCCGCTACTGGTGGTGGCAGCACAAGCACATCAAAGCTATATATACAGCTCTATGGGGCAAGGGTTAACAATGTCTAGTGGTAATACTGAGATAAAGCATTCGGTAGAATTTAACAGGTTATCTACTCCTCCTCCAACTATTAGTGGCGGAAAGACAAAGATGTACGCCAAGCTGAATGGTGATTTGGCCTATGGCATAGATGGGGCGGAAGTAGTCGTGTCTGCAGACGCAACAGCATCAGTCAAGGGAAGAGTACAGTTAGCGGGCGATCTTGGTGGGACTGCCAGCGTACCCCTAACGAAAAGCCGAGCATTCACCCGTACTGTCGGACAGGTTGGTATGGCAGCTGATTATATCTATACCGGTACAGGTGACCAGGCAGCAGTCAACTCGGCAATTAATGATGTGACCGCAACAGGTGGCACCGTGGTACTCCGCGGCAACTTAAGCACTAACGGTTCAATCGTTATGAAGAGTAATGTGCGTCTTGTGGCCGACGGCCCGGTCACGATCACTGGCTCTAGTACTGATTACCGATTACTGTACACAGTCCTCTCTGGTACTACAAAGACAGTCTATAGTAACATCCACATCGAAGGCATTACCTTCGTAAGCAATTACGGCAACTGTATTCTCATTAACAATGCGGATGATGTTCGTATCGTCAACTGTGAGGCCTCATTTAATAGTCCTACTGGTGCGAGCCCTATACGACAAGCTATCTATATTCAGCATTGTCGTAACGTTGTCGTACAGGGCTGCAATGTCCATGATCTAACCGGCAACGGTATTTCCCTGACCAGTACAGATTACGGCGTTATAAATGGGAATATTGTTAACGGCGGTGTATATGCTGATGATTGTATTGATGTTGACTATGATTTCTCTGATACTTCCACAGTCCGCTCTAACCATATTGTTGTTACTGGCAATGTGGTAACTGGTGATGGTCGAGGCAATGCAATTCGTATTGAGAATACCTCATTCTTCACAGTTGGAGATAACGATGTTAGCGGAGTCACTACCGACGGTGGTGCTGGGATTAAGATCATTGCCTCAAATGGTGGCACAACACTAACCGATGGTGTTGTAAGTAGTAACAATATATATAACTGTCTAACTGATGGTATTAATATTCAAGGTGCAACTCTCTCAAGAACATTAATTTCTAACAATAATGTATATCTATGCGGCCAGGCTGGTGGTTCTAACCAACGTGCCGGCATTAACCTGAATGCTCCAAATCTAACCTGTAGCGGGAACACGGTTGATACATGCGGCAAGACAGGTGCCGACGGTGCAGGTATCCTCATTAACCGTCGTGATGGTGCGTTTGTTACTAATAACCGAGTCTCCAATTGCCCTACCGGTGTACGGGCTTGGAATGGCGATAGCCTTCAGAGTTATGCATCATGTGTAGTTAAGAATAACTACTACCAGGGGAATACTACCGACGAAGCCCTAACCGCCTTCACCAACACATCGCAAGTTGGCGGAAGCTACGGCTATACAACCTATGCGGGGTCACTAAACCAGTCCGTGGTATCAAGCGGCATAACAGGACAGCCTGTAACAGACATCCTTAAGGGGCCTGACACCAATATAACTCGTAAGTACAAAACCCAGGGACAGGGTAGAGAACTCCATAGCCCGGGTACAGATCTGACTAACTTTTTCGGTATTACTAATGCTGCTGAAACATTAAACCTATTTAATGTCGATACAGTGAACAACCGTTTCGGTCTTGGTTACACAGAGGCAGCGACAAACGTAGCTGTAACATCTGGTGCTGTGACTACTACAAATACATCGAGTGTACAGTCATTTGGTTCAGTTGGATGGACATTGCACAAGATAAATGACATAAACTTCACGCTGAGTAGTTTTCATTGCATGGTTGAGTACAGCGCTCAGACTGCAGCCAGGACTATAACCCTACCCTCCTCATCAGGTAATGCAGGGCGGGTCTATGTAATTAAGGACGGTCTTGGAACTGCTGCGACAAATAATATAAATATCGCAACGACTAGTTCGCAGACAATCGACGGTCAGTCTTCACTGGTTATCAATAAAAACTATGGATATGTCGTGCTCTATTCGTCAGGCGGAACCTGGAAGATATGGGCATCAGACATCTCGGCACAATCGTCGCAGATAGTTGAAGTGACTGGCACAAGCCAAGCCCTATCGCCTAATATCCGATACATTATGAACAATGCTGCGCTAGTGACTGGCACTCTCCCTACAACAGCCACGCAAGGTGATCAGTTTATCATCCGCGGCAAAGGAGCGGGCCTATGGAGGTTGGCGCAGAACTCGGGTCAGACTATCCACGGTGCAACAGACACCACCACAGGTACGGGTGGTTCCTTATCTGCCCAGAACCGATACGACTGTGTGACAGTGGAATGTATCACAGCCAATACAGATTTTCTAATAATAAACCAGAGAGGGACGTTAACAACGGTATAACTATGGCAAAGCTTCAACGAGAAACAGGCAGAGGGTTTGCGGTCACCGAACTTTCTGGTTCAACGGTTACAAATACAACAGCAGAAACAAACCTATTTACTCAGGTCATACCAGCAGGGAAGATGGGTGCTGTGAAGGAGTTGTCATTCGAGCTACTATGTATGCTCACTACGCCCCTTCTTTCATTGCCAACCCTCACGCTAAGGCTTAAGTACGGTGCATCAGTATTGACAGTCTCCTCAGGCACAGCCCTAGCTGTATCGCAGACCAATGAGCCCTTTATCCTTAAAGGCAAGATAGTTAATAAGTCTGTTAACAGCCAAGTAGTTTACGCACGCATTGAACAATCTACCGCCTCAGCACCATTGGTGCTTGGTGTATCATCTTCCTTTAAAGCGGCGAAGTGGGCAATAGATACATCTGCTGATCAGACCTTTAGTCTTACTAGCCAGTTTTCACTACTTAGTGGCACCACAAGTATATCTGTAGAGAATGTCACTATTGAGTTAAGTTAACTAAGAGGTGAAATAAAAAAAGACCCAAGTGCCGAGGGTCTTTTTTTGATAGGCAGTAACCTGAGTTATAATACCATATATAAAACCCTCGCTGTAGTTACGAGGGTTTGGTTGCCATTAGGAGCCTTACGCTGTCGATGCCGACTATTGGGGCTTTGTAGTATCCAGCAGCGGGCGGACCGTTCTCAGCTGATACACTATTATATTAGCACAAAGACTATATAATGTCAATAGCATCGCTAGGTTTTAAGCATTTTGCTATCAAAATGGTAGTCATTGTGACATAATACGGTTATGAATCCACTCTCTAAAGATACAACATTGAGGTCGGCAATTAGCCAAGTCCAGCTTGGCAAGACCGATCAGGTTGTTGGAACTATATTTCGCAAACAAATTATGTCTTATGGCCAGTGGGTAAACCCTAACTGGTGGTTCGATGAAGAGTTCTGGATGGAGCTCAGCGAAGACATTGCAGATCAAATGATCGAAAACTTTAACAAGAAAACACATGGCAAACGTGTGTCCGTGCCACTCAACCACACTGGTGATGTTACTGCCAATGCGGGCGAAGTAATGAAGCTGGAAAAAGGCCCAGGCGGCATGTGGGCCTACCTTGATATTCGGGACGAGAGAGCCCTTGATAAGATAAACAAAGGTCTTGTGTTCGATGTGAGCATGGGCTTTGACTGGGACTATGTAAGTCAGAAAGACGGCAAGCACTATGGCCCGACATTGATACACGTCGCCTTAGTAACTGACCCATATCTGAACGACATGGACGATTTCCAAAAGACAGATAACCTCGAGCTTTCGAAGCGATTTGACGAGTTCGCTGAAAATACTGGATTTGGTAAATTGCAGCCAAGCATTATAATGATGAGTAAAGATAAAGTAGAGGAGTTGAGGCGTATGAAATTTTCTAAGATCACCAACGATAAAGAATACCCAGTTGAAGTTACCTACACTGACGCTGAAGGCAACGAGCAGAAGAAAACCCTTGAAGCTGGAGCTGAGCTAGAAGTTCCTACCGAACAGGGACAAGCCGTAACCGATCAGGTTAACTCTGCTGAGAAGCCAGCCGATGAGAATCAGGAAACTGACGAAGATAAGCAGGCCCGTGAAGCAAAAGAAGCAGCTGATCGCGAAGCTGAAGAGAAGCGCGAGCAGGAGGCTGAAGAGGAACGAAAGAAAAATGAATCTAAAGATGAGCAATTATCACGAGTGATGGCTGAGAACGCTGCGCTTAAGGCAGAGAAGGATTACCAAACCCTTCTTGCTAAAGGTAAAATCACACCTGCTCAAAAAGACCTATTCATGGCCCTCGCTAAGCAAGGCGCAGTAACACTTTCGACTGATGTTAAGTCACTTAACTTGTCAAAAGGTCAAAGCACTAGCGTAACTAGCCTTTTGTCTGCTATTCTTGGGGCAGGTCCGGATTACGTAAAATTCGGTGAAAAAGGCGCTGGGGGAGAGAAAAAAGTCGAGCTTAGCAAAGAGGATGAAGCTAAAATCGTGAAGATGGGCTTTAATCCCGGAACATTTAAGAAACAGCTTAAGGCTGGGACAATAACAATGGAGGATATTGAATAATGGCTAACTTAACAGTTCCCCGTGCAATTCAGCGTGGGCAAGGTTACATTCGCCCATATAAAGTCGCGGCTTCTACTGACATCCTTGCGGGTGCGTTAGTTGCAGTAAATGCAGCAGGATACGCAGTAAATGCAGCCGATACTGCCAGCACCAAAGTTGTAGGTATTGCTGATAAGACTTCGAAGAACACCGCTGGTGCTGCAGGCGCGAAGACTGTTCGCGTGTGGGCCACGGGCGTAATCGATTTAGCATGCGCAAGCGCTACACAAGCATGGGTAGGTCAAAAAGTGTACGCAGTTGACAACCAAACCGTAGCACTTGCTGCTACAACTACGAATGACATCCTGGTCGGTGTTGTCACTGAATTCGTAAGTGCGACTAAAGTATTTGTAGCTCTTACGCCTGACGCGTAAACTAATTAATTGGAGATTTAAATAAATGTTAGATGATCTATTTGTCAAAGGCTTGCGTAGTGAATACCAAGAAGCCTATGACGCATATAAGGCCGATAATAGAGGCATAATGATGGATGTTACTAGTACAACTCAGTCTGAAGACTTTGCGTGGCTAGGATCAGTACCTCGCATGCGTTTGTTCAACGGTGAGCGCAAGCCTGTACAGCTCGGTAACTACAAGTACCGTATCGAAAACGAAGAATATGAATCATCTATCGCAATCGACCTCAAGGACGTTGACGATGACCAGACTGGCAAGTACGCAGTACTTGCTGCCCAAATTGGTGAAAGTTCAGCAATGTTCCCTGATGAGCTTCTCTACGGCACGGTATTGCCAGGTGGCTTCTCATCGCTTGCATATGACGGCCAATACTTCTATGATACCGATCACTCCGTAGGTGCTAGTGGGATACAGAGTAACTTGCTAACAGATAAGCTAGGTCCGACATCGTATGGTGCAGCTCGTACATTGTTCCGTCGGTTCAAAGACGACCAAGGACGTCCTGTAAATGCACTACTCGACCTAGTATTAATCGTCCCACCCGAGCTTGAAAGCGCAGCCTATGCAATTGTAGGCCGACCAGAACTAGCCCCAGGTGTTGCAAACGAGTTCTACAATACCGCCGAAGTACGTGTTAACCCATGGCTTACAGACGTGAACGCATGGTACCTTGTTAACAAATCAGGCGTTGTGGCTCCATTTGTAAAACTAAACCGTAAGTACGAACCTCTAGCGGTGCTTGGACATTTACCAACAGAGGGAAGTGTTATCAACCAGTCTGAAGCAGAGTTCATGCGACGTAAGGTCTATACTGGTACCTATTGGCGCGGTGCTGTAGGTTACGGTCTGTTCCAAAAGTCTGTTGCATCTACTGGTGCTACCGGCACAGTTGGCGCCTAACAACTAGCAAACGAGGGGGCGCAGAAAGCGCCCCTTTTAACTACAGAGGAATTATATGAGCAAAGAATCAACCAAAGAATACCAAGTACGTCTTATTAAGGGCTTTCCTATGCCTAGCGGCCACCGACGCGCAGGCTACCATTTTATCCCTGGTCCTGAACCACAGACAGTCGAGCTAACCGAGGAGCAGGTCAAGCTCATTGAGTTAGACCCATCATTGGAGTTTGTAAACGAAGACCAAAAGCCAGAAGCCGAGCAGGCCAAAACCCGACGAAGACGTGGTTCTCAGCCTGAAGACCAAAAGCCAGAAGCCGAGCAGGCTGGTCGTAACTACGATGACGAGAGTCCAGCAGCTACCAAGTAACCATGCACTATACTAGCGTACAATCCATTAGGGAAAGTTCAGGCTTGCTCAAGAGGCAGGATAACGAGACTCCTAATGGAATCGTGGATGGTTCAAACCGTATCTTTGTTGCTAAGAGACGTCCGATAGCTGACCGGGATAATGACGACGAAGTGACTATTGAAGATGTCACAGCGTATGTTAACGGCATCCCGGTCGTCATACAAGCTGTTGAGGAAGCGACCGGAAAGGTTACTCTTACCCTAGCACCTGCAGTAAGCTCTAAGGTAACGCTCGACTATTCATACAGCCCAATAAGCGTTGACTATGTTAAGGGAAAAGCTGAAGAAGCCGAGAGCTTTATAGATACCAAACTGAGAACGCCGCGGTTTGTGCCTAAGCTTAAGATACCACTAGATACCGTGCCTACTATCATATCGACTGTTGCCGAGCTATATGCCTCGGGTCTCATACTCACCAGAGATTGGGGCTCTCGCACTGATAGCTCAGATACATCCAAAGACGGATATGCAAAGATCAAGCTAGCAGAGAAGCTCCTCGATACCTTTATCGAAAGCAAACTTCAGGAGCAGAAGGCAGATGACAATACTGCAAATAATTCTGTAATGGTTGTAACCGACCCGAATATCTTCTCTAGGCAATACGACGACTCCTGCGCCGTTAATGATGAAGACTTCTTCATGCGGAGACAATAATGCCAGGCGGCATTGAATTATCAGTTGAGCTTGAAGGTGAAAAGCAGCTTAGCCGTCGGTTACTCATAGTAGCCGACGGCGTAACAGATTTTACCGACCCACTCAATAAGATTGGTGGTGAGCTAAAGAAGACATTTGATGACAACTTTGATGATGAAGGTAGCCTGTTCGGTGGCTGGAGAGAACGTAAGCCACAATATCGTGACGGCATACGTATAGATACCTGGCCACTATTACAGAAGACAGGCGAGATGCGCCAAAGCTTTGAGAGCATAGTTGATAAGAACTCACTGACCATATCAAACAAGGCACCTTACTTCGTATATCACCAAAGTAACAAGCCGCGGTACAAGCTGCCACGTCGTGTTATGATGAAGGTAGATGAAGAGCGAAGGCAATATATACAAAAAGCATTCCAGGCATATCTGGTAAGTTTAATGAGATCACGTAGATAATGGAATACAGCGACTTATATCGGGACCCTATCACCCAGAAGGTTATTGATCTGCTTGATAGCTCTGGCCCAAGCAAACTCAAAGGTAAGTACATTAATGGTGATGTGCTCTTGCCAAACGAGTCAGAGTTTCCTATGGCCTATATCGCAAGAGATACAGTACTCGTCACCCCTGCGAGCAACATGGAGGACAATCACGACATCTCAATGGTGCTTACGGTCATACTGGACATAATGCAGGATCTTGATGGGCCTCACGACTTAGTTCAGGGCATGCCAGAGTTGTATGAATTCTGCGAGGCGCGCGATGGACAGTTTAGGCTTAAGAACGATACGATACTATATCAGCTCGGCAAGGCTCAGCAGCTAGCACCAAACCTGTGGATAGGCGTTGGCAGCCCATTATCGATTAACTATGGCATGGGCATTGAGCGTAGAGGGCCGGGCATATTTTCTGTTGAGGCCAACATTCGTTTTAATGTAAAGGCGCATCTGCCTAACCCAGAGTTCTACGAGTAGCGCAAAAGAAATATAAGTGATAAACTTTAAACAAGCATAAGGAGAGATAGATGACTACCCCTGAAAAAACCAGTAAATCTAATGATGATGGTAATGAGCGCCAGCCAGTGGATTTGCCATTCTATTTTCCTGAACAAGAGGTGACGATTGAAGCTCCATCATACGAAGAAGCTCTTACTAAAATGAAGAAAAAGACCAACAAGGAGGGTTCAAACTAATGGCACGCGACATTGGACGATTAACAAAGCTTGGTCTTGGCAAAGAGACACCTCGCGGCACCGAGAAGGCGCCTGACTTCTGGATTCCAGTACTTGATCTTGGGTTTGACGACCGCACAAAAAACAAAGCCAACGAAGGCGGGTATGGAAATATCGCCGACGCGCAAGGGTCACAAGTAGTCAAGGCTTGGGCAGACGGCGATTACTCAGGCAAGATTCAGGACAAATCAGTAGGTATTGAGCTTACAGGCGTATTTGGTCAGTCACCTGTCTCTGTCCAAAGAACCACGACTGGTGTATATGATCACTCATTTACCATGGCTCAGAACAGCACCCATGCTAGCCTTACCATTGCGAAAGCCGAGTCTAACTTTACTGCACGCTATCCATTTGGCATGGTCGGTTCATGGTCGCTTGAGGCTGAGGTCGGTGACTTCATCCGTCGCACAGTTAGCCTCATGTCAAAGAAGGGTGTTAGTTCCTCTGAAACTCCAGCGTACACAGATGAGAATGAGTTTGTTCCTAGGCATATGGTTGTTAAGCTAGCCGCAGCAGGTGCTAACGACGCTACGATTGATGCTGTTACGGCTGCAAAGATGAGTTCATTCACCCTGGATATCAACAAGAATGTGGAAGAACAAATGGTATTTGGTAGTAACGAACCTGACGGTTTCGGAAACAAGCAGGTTGAGGTTGGCGGCCGATTCGTATTATTCTACGATGACCGCGCTTACCACACGCTTGCTGCAAACAACACCCACCAAGCATGCCGTGTAGATATGATAAACACCGATACCATCATTGGTACCTCGGGTAGCCATAACCCAGCGCTACGCTTTACAATGCCAGAGATCGTACTGGAATACCCAGAGATTAGCTTTGACAATAACGATGTCAAAGTTATTACCGTTAACTACAAGGCAGTACTTAACCTAGCTACAGGCGCACAGATTACCGCCCGAGTAACAAATGCTTACGCTGGGACTGCATACTAATAATAAAAAGGGATACCATGCCAGACATTACTACACACACAATCACAACACCCGTAAACAAACACAAGGTTGTACTCAAGAGTTCGATCACTGGTTTCGATGACGAGGCTATTAACACAGCGTTATTCAGTGATGATCCCCAGAGTGTTACCGGCAAATCGCTCGCAGAATCAATGAGGGAGTCTATAAAAAGAATTGTAGTATCTGTCGACGGCAGCGATGGTGAAGGTAGGCCACTAGGTATCGTTGACCTTGTGTACAACATGGCTGTTAGAGATTGCAAGTTTGTGAAGGACGAAGTAGAGAAAGTCGCTAATCCTACAGAAGAGGAAGTAGCGGAAAAAAAAGACGATTCCGGCAAGAGTACAGAGACTTCTTAGCCGGCAAGATTAACGAGATCTCACCTGAGCTTGCTATAATCATGGTATGCCACGATATGCACTGGACGCTCGCTCAGGCAAAGAGTCAACCCACAGATTTCATGGACAAGCTATTCACCATAATACATATGAAAATAATCGCTGAGAGGGATAAGAACAATGGATAATAGCCTAACCACTCTCATTCGGGCGAAGGATGATGGTGCATCCACTAAGATACGCAATTACTCGAGTCAGATTGAACGAGCTGGTAAGCAGCATGACTCGTTCTCATCGAAACTAAAGAAGGCGTCACTTGCTGTCGCGGCCGTAGGCGTAGGTCTTACGGCCTATTCTAAAATGGCAACAAATGCCAATATTGACTATGTTAAGTCTGTGACCGGTGTCGCACGTATTACAGGGGAGAGTGTTGAACAAACGTCTCGTCTGCAATACGTACTACAGCGATCAGGCATATCCGCTCAACAGTCGACTACTATATTCGGGGTGTTTCAAAAACAAATTAGTGCTACCAATGAGGCTGTAGAAAAAGGCTCAGCAGCGCATAAAGATATTGCAAACAAGATAGAAGCTGCCAAGATAAAGATTAAGGAAATAAATCAAGAGATCAAGAAGAATGGCGACGAGTCTGGGAAGTACAAAAACCAGGTTGATTCGCTGAACATTAGTATTAGCAAGTACAAAAAAGAGCTTGGCGAGGCTAAGACACCCCTACAGAAATTGGGTATTGAAACTAAAACCGCCAAGGGAGAGAGCAAATCATTCTCAGCCATATTACTTGAGGTAGCAGATCGTTTCAAGGCTTTGCCAGATGGAGCTAAGAAGACAACATTGTCAATGCAACTGTTTGGCCGATCAGGAAAAGACCTTATAAAAGTGCTCAACCAAGGTAGTGATGGTATACAAAAGCTAGAGGAGCAGGCAGATAAATTAGGCATAACCATTACTACTAGTAACATCGAAGCAGTCAGCAAATATGTGGCCGTACAGAAGCAACTTAAGGATGCGCAGCAAGCGTTCACTTTAGCTATTGGACAAACTGCCCTCCCCATGTGGCAGCGACTCGCTGACGCGCAGATATGGGCGGTGAGCACCTTCAACGCTCTCCCTGATGCGGTTAAGGTAGTGACTGCTAACATTATTGCTTTTGGTGGCCCCGTGCTGTCAGCGGCCGGAGCAGTAGCAGGGTTCGCCGGTAATGTAGGATCTGCCATACCGGTACTAATGATGTTGAAGAATGCCATTAGTGGACCTTGGATGCTGGCCCTAGGAGCTGCCATTACGATAGTAACCGCTATAGTGGGCACTTATATAGCGACGACAAACTCCGCGACCATCGCACAACAACGACAGAAAGCAGCTGCCGATTCACTGAAGCTAGCTAACCAAGGCCTCAATGACTCGCAGCTTGCTTTGACCAATGCTAAGTTATCTTCTAGGCAGGCGTCTCTAGCCGTTGAGAGTGCGGAGATTAGACTTAAGGATGCAATAGCTCGCTATGGTAGGGGATCTCTAGAAGCCCGACAGGCAACTCTAGATCTAGAGCGTGCTAAACAGGATGTAAAGAACGCCGACAATCAAGTTAAGAAGGCCGTCGATGCAACCACCGAAGCGCTTAAAAGACAAAAAGATGCTCTAAATGCAGTTAAAGACGCTGATAGCAGGACAGCAAGGTCACAAATAAATAACATTAACTCAATTGCTAATGTGGCTGAGGCACGCCGCGGCAGTCTTGGCGTTAAGCAATATACAGTCCCCCTTCTGGCACCAAGAGGAACCGGCGGTAATATATTTACCAAACCAATTGGTAGGAATGCATCAGGTACCACATGGTGGCCTGGCGGCAGGACCCTGGTAGGCGAGAACGGCCCAGAGATAATCGATGCTCCTAAGGGCAGTAGGATACACAATAAAAAACAGACAGAGGATATTATGTCGAATGGTCAGATAGGTGGTGGAGTTAATAACTTCAATATATCAGTTAGCGTCACTGTTGAGAATGATGGAACGAGCTTTACTGATTCTCAAGCAGTCGGAATGGCTCACAAGATTGCTGACGCCTTAAGGAGCCAAGGATTAAAAGGACTTAATGTTGCTGATATGAGGGCACTACGATAATGAATCCTATAACACTAAATGCTGTAGCCATAAGACAACCCACGCGTGTGCGCGAGAATCAAGACCAGATTCAAACTGACCAAGTATCTATATCTGGTAGCCGTCAACGCGATAGAATGGGCAAGAAGAACCGTGTTGATTTATCATGGGAATATTTGTCGACTGTTGAGGCGCGCACGATTATGGATATGTTTGAGGCGGGCACTGTGGATTATGTGAATACGTTGAGTGATGCTACTGCTGGGACACTAGCCTTCACAGGACTTGCCACGTTTGAGAAGTCGGACTACCTTAGCAGTGGTGATACCTTAGTAATCTTAAATGCGACGATACTAGAGGTCTAGCATGCAAGCCGTCAGTATGAATTTCAGTACGGAGACAGCCGCTAATTACCGAGAGCCACAGTTCGGGGTATTAATATCTTGGCTAAAGAATATTGACCCCTCTACGACGTTCTTTCAGCTTGATCATTCACACCTTGATGGGAATGATAAGCTAAAGGGAGTTGAGAGCAGCGTTAGCTTTTTCGACCGTTATGATTATATTAACGAGAGCCAGTATGTTGATAGCTTTCGCATCACTAAGAAAGTCAGCTCTAGACCATGGGGCGTAATAACGGCACAAGCCGATGTCGTGCTTAACAACGCGTCGAAGAGATTCATGCCCGGATATGATCCTATAATTGGCGGTAATATCGTAAGAGACCGACCTATTAAGCTATCCGTCGGATTTAATGGTGAGTTCATAAATCTCTTTACCGGTTACACTGAACGTCCCATTAATACCGTCACAAACAGGAAGACTGTATTGCAGTGCTTCGATGCTATGAGCTATCTTAGCAACAAGAAAAGCTCGCTAGGCACAATGATAAACATGCGCGCTAATGAGATAATTGAGGAACTGCTTATAGAACAGGGGTTCACTTCATCACAGTTTAATATCGAAGAAAGCATTCAGCAGCCGATTGGCTACTTCATGCCCAAGGATCGTATAGTCACCGAAATGATACAGGAACTGTGTGAGGCCGAGGGTGCGCTAGCCTTTGTTGATGAGCAGGGAATAATCCAATGGTGGAACCGATTGCACTTTATATATAATCAGACCACACAATGGTCGTTCGACTATGATAATACGGCAGGCATTGAATGGGATACCACGAGCATAATCAATGACGTGTCAGTTAACGCCCGGCCTCTAAAGCCCGCTGCATATAATAAGATGTTCGAGCTTGCTGACGCCAGTGATGAGACAATGATACCTCCTGGCGGATCAAAAGATATATTCGCCGAGTTCAGAGACGATGAGGGGGAATTTGTTGCAATAAGTGTGACTGATCCAGTGTATGTTTCTAGCAATGTCGGTACAAGCGTCTACTCAACGAACCTTAGCATCGATGGTAGCGGTGCTGCTGGGAACGCTTTCATTACGCTTGATAGTACCTACAACTTTGGTAGCAAATACCGCATGACGTTCTCTAACAGCGGCACTCAACCTATATACATTACTAATATCCAACTGTACGGTCAGCCTGCTAAGGTAACCGCGGTCAGTTCATTGCCACAGAGAGATCAAACAAGCATCGACGAGTACGGTCTTAACCCAGACGATGGGGGATCAACTATAGTCATTGAGAACAATCTAGTTCAAGACGTTACTAGCGCCAACGCCCTGGGATATATGCTAGTGAGGTTCTTCAGTAATCCGCTTGCGCGTCTTACGTTGAATAACTTCGCCGTGCCACAAGTGCAGATAGGTGACTCTATAAATATCACCATCCCTGATACCGCAGAGTCTTACGACTCTCAGGTGATGGGATACACAATCGCTATGGACTATCCCGCAAAGCTTACGCAGCAATTGAATCTTGAGCAAAGGACACTGCAGACTTACTTCCAGCTCGACCACTCACAGCTAGACGGTGCTGATAGATTAGCTCTTTAATGTTATAATTATCGCAAAGGAGACAGTATGAAAAAAAAAGATTTACAGGGGACCCCAGAAGAGGAGATCCTAGGATATCCTAAGCAGAGTCAAGAAGAGCTCGTCAGCATGGCTGAGTTTTATGCGCAACAATACGGTATGGTATATTTTATCCGGTGCATGAACTGTGAGCGCGTCATCGCTGTCGAAGTGCCTAAACCTGGCGGTGGTAATACCCAGCGCGGTGTAGAGATATTTGGCTATCAGGGATTGTTCATGACTACCCGAAACCGCCTTGACAAAACCCCAACCGGCAAACCAATGGTCGGTTATGAATGCGCATGCGGTAATGATACACGATTATCAGCACTCGAAAAGGGTATCGTACCCACCAGCACCGTCTTATACGATAAGGCAGGCAACATCACACATGCTGATCCTGCCCCTCCATCTCTCAGTCCGTTCGAGCGCGACAAGATGCGCCGTGAAGTTGCCTCAAAAGAAGCTAGTGATAGCTACACGCCTGACTATGAGGCCGATGGCAACACTGAACGTTATGAAACATTTATTGTAGAAAGGGTTAAATAATGCCTTCTAGTGGATACACGGCAATAACATTTGTAGCTGACGAGCTATTAACGTCTACCAAGATGAACTTAATGGGTGCTAACGATGCTTCTTTCAATACTGGAAATGGTTTCAACGACAGCATACTAGCGCTTAGGCATTTCGCTAACAGTCAAATCAGTGCTAGCAAGTTAGACTTAGACCCTGATGCTGCCATTGTTGCGACTAATGAATCAACAACTAGCGCTTCATTTACTAACCTAGCGACTGTTGGGCCAGCTGTGACGGTAGCTGTAGGCGTGAATGGACTACTCTTAGTAGGGATCTATGCCCTCGAAGATAGCGGAACAGCAGACACACGACCAAGCATGGGGTTTGAACTAAGCGGTGCTAATGCTGCCGTCGCTACAGACAACAGGAGCCTCGTCATGGAAGCATCAACAGGTGGCGCTGAGGTTAGGCATGGAGCTGTTTTTCTACTCACAGGACTTACTGCCGGCTCGACTACCCTAACTGCCAAGTACAAGCGAAAGGCTGGAGCAGGAACAGCTTTATTTGAGGATAGAAGGATTTGGGCTATACCCCTATAAACCATGGGTAGACTTGATAAATCATCCCGGGGATATTCTGTGCCCGTTCGTGGCAGCATATTTGGCTTAAACTATACCGATACCACAGAAAGAGACATATCAGAAGTTGGCACCCAGCTATCAAGATTGGATAGTGACGCTCTGCCACTAACGGGGGCTCCGAATGAGACCGTGCCTATACTCCCTTACCCCAGCAAGAACAACATCTTGCGTATACTATATCCACACTACGGCGACATATCAGAATGCTTCGCCGATGTGATGATGACCGTCGGTCCTGGGGATAGTGACCTGACCATGAAGCTCGCTATAGGCTATTTTAAGGATCAGTACTTTACCCCGAATACTGATTACAGTGATGATTACATTAGTGCATCATGGTTGAAGATACACGGTACTACCGATCCACTCGCGGCTGTTAGTGGGGTAATATCGGCCGATCTGCTTAACCTGCTACCTGCGCTGCCTGAATATGGATCAACCGACTTCAAGACAGACGCTTTTGTGCTAATAGTAGCATTCAACAGAATGCCAACAATAACAGCACCGTACAAATTCAACTACCTAAACATACACCAAAGTGTGACAGGCATAAAGTAATGACCACTAGATCAAGATTCATACCAACATTTCCTGTAGGCCAGATAAAGGGTGCTGATTATTCATACAACCCTGGCTGCGGTGGACTAGGTGGTGGTAGCTGCATATTGCCCGCAGATTACGATTACATATATTGGCCAGTAAAGGTTAGTCCATTCTCTGTTTTCAATAGGCAGTTCATCTTACGTGATACCACCTTCTTGCCATACACGAATGCCGGATCAAATGTCACCTGTCCAGATTCTAACGGCGTACAACAGGCATTCGATGTATACCTGCTATATAAAGCACCCGTGGCAAGTCTCGACGTATCGGCCGCGGTATCACATGTGTCGGTGCCAAATAATGTGACCCTCCCATTTGATATGACATTTGAAGGTAGCTTAACGGACCTGAGTAAGAACCAAATTCCACAGCCAACTAATCCATTGTATGAGAGGCGAATTTGGGTCGCGATTAAATTGCCAAGCACTGGCCTGATGACGGGCGGTATAATCCAGACACATGAAGCAATGAAAACCATCAATCTTGACTGGGAAGGTAGACCATGAGGACTAGAAACGAAGATTATACGCATCAGTATAAGTCAATCTCAGTGGCCAATACCGTATATTGTGGATATAACTCAATTCTTACCTTGAGTCTGCCATCGGACTTGATAGAGATAAAGAATATGTATTGCCGCATCGTGATGCTATGCGATGAGGCGACAGTCTTAAGTAGGAGAAAATTGCTGTGGATAGGAGGAAGGCCAGAGACTACACCCATAGCAGGCGGACTCTCGGTTAATCCCACTCAGAGTAAGATGATGTTTCTGAATGCCTCAGCCGACTCATCAAGACATATCGATAAGTCAGTTGACATAAGCCATCTTCTCGATAAGTTGACCTACAGTTCGGAAAGCTTTCTAGCAGGCAGACAACCGACTGTAGAGATAAATCTTATCGTAAAAGATGAAGAGTATGTTGGCATGACAGAGGATCACAATGGTACTATGGTGTTATGGAAAGTGGACTTCATCTATACTACCCGGGGAATACAGTAAAGTACCCACCTGCTCCAGGGCGAAAACGCAAAGAAAAAACCATGAACATTGATGGCTTTCTTTTTACGCGCAAGGTCATGATCTATGAAGATAAGGTGTGCGCAACTGGAAGCTGTTTGTGGTGTGATACCCTATTCTCTCAGTATCAGGTTATATGTGTTGCTTGCGGTAATTGCCAGTACTGCGGTCTATACGCCCCTGATTCGCCTAGTAAGTGTCTGCACTGTGGCAATCATTTACCTGATGATCTAAGTATGGTCATGAAGTTACGTCCAGATATTCAATAATATGCTATAGTTATAGCAAAATAGGAGACAAAACAATGAAAGCAGAGAGTGGATCATTCACACTAGGACAAGAGGGGGTATTCCAATTAGTACTCCCAGGCCTAGAGATAGCGACCGTGGAATTCTTAGTAGGGTCACGTCGCAATGGCGTAGTAAATAACTGTGCGCACCAATCAACTGGTAATGCGACTCCCTCAGACGATGGTGTGATCCAGGTGTGTACTAGCTTCTATGGGGATGCCTCTACCACTAAGACCCAAACAGCTCCTGACGAGCGTTCAGTATCACATTGGGCAAAGAAATCAAATGTATATCAGGAAATTGTTGCCTCAAAAATTCTAAGTATCGCTAGTGATACTATTACCCTTCGCGCGATCAAGGCTGATGCTGGTTACCAAGTATTCTTTAGGGCCTTTGGTACGCCCATTCCAATATCAACTGCTAATAAAGTCGCATCCAATGCGGCGACTACTCAGAGCGATGGCGACACGCACCCTCTGATTATTGTGAAGTAGTTGATCATATGCAAGAGCGCAGGTACCGCCGGGCAGTAAGAATAGTCGCCGTAACCATGTCAGTTACAATATTGTTTTTCTTGGTGTTACTTGTGCTCTTCATCGTTAAGCCGGATACTCAATTTTATATTTCCAAGGAGACTAGCAGGGTGGCCTTAGCTAACCCAACCAGTGTCACTCCTACACCAATGACACTACCAGACGAGAAGATATCGCCAAAGGCTGCTAAGAGCGAACCTCAGAAGGTCGTTGAACCAGCACCTACCGAAGTCATTGTTGCGAGATCCGCCGTCAAAACCGTTAGCAAGCAGAAAGAAACGCCGACTGCTAGTCAGGCCGCGTATAGCAAGACTCCCGATGGCAAGCATGATCAGGTAATTCATGAAGATGATCGTAATGCACTTATAATAATCGATTGCTCTCAGGACGAGAGTTGCCGGGAGGAATAGGGTGGATGCAGCCATTGCTAAGATTCTGGATTCAGGCACGCTTGGCGCAGCTCTTATACTCGTATCAGTTGTTGCAATCAGGTTGGGTGTATTATTACTTGCCGAGAAAGACAAGCGAATCGAGGACGTATACAAATCACAGTCTCGAGTTGTTGAATCACTTGATACTGTCCATGATACGCTTCAGGAAATCGTTAGGAAGATTGTACCCAGAGGGGGGAAAGATGAAGATCTTTAAGCTTCTTAGAAAACTGTTCGACCCCAAGTATAGTGATAAGAGGGTCAAGGATAAGCAGGATAGAGATATCAAATCCATCCAAGTTTCTAAAGAGTCCACTGAGAGGTATAAGAGGCTTTTAAAGACTGATGACTATGCAATGATTTTTTACAAGGCAACTAGAGAGGACAAGCATGGAAATTAACGGTTATGTAGTTTTTGGATTAGTACTAAGGGCGCTTGCTATATTAGGAATGCTGGTATTTGTGCTGCCTAAGATGGTCCGTAACTTACTGAAGCCCCTCAACTGGTTCACTCTGATGAGTATCTTGCTGCTTGGCCTTGGATCATTGATAACTATATTCATGCTTTACCCTTTCGCATACATTGTAAGCTCTGGCCTTATAATGGGTAAGCCTGTGTTGAACTTCGAGAACATCAACAGATTGGTAGCTGGATTCTACAATCTATCTGTCCCACTTATCATAATGGGAATGTATAATTACGATTACCTGCTCAGTAAACTATTCGGAATCGATCTGAAGACTCTTACCGATGAGCAGGACGAGAAAGAGAGAAACTTATGACAGCGAGAGATTATCCAATAAGCTTTGCCTACGCAGCGACGTCTGCGCCATACAGCAGAGTTCACCACCATAAGGGCAAAGACTACGCTACGCCAATGGGCACAGCGGTCAAAGTAGGTGATACCGTTATTGGCTACAGTGGCAATAGCGGCAGTTTCATGGGACAAGTATATGCACCACACCTACATATACAGGCAGGACTTGATGAATGGGCACAGCAGGACATCGATCCTACACCATATACATTCAAGCCAGGCATAGTCGCTAAGGTTGGCCAGGCCCCACAATGGGGGCTGTATGTATGTGTGCGCGTGGGCACTGTCAACGTCTTCTATTGCCATCTTTCAAGTGTTATCGGTGTAGAGGTTGGCAAAGAGATAAAAGAGGAGACAATTGACATGCTCGAAGATAGAGAACAACTAGATAGGATGTTTTTAAGGTATAGGGGTCGTAAGGCTAAGCCATCAGAGGTTTCGAAATACCTAGGGAAGATAATGGTAGGGCGAATGGAAAGGCTTCTTGCTGATGGCCCAGAGTACGAGCAGGCTCGATCGGATAGTGACTTGGGAAAAAAGGCAAGAGTCGATGGTTATCAGAAGCGTATCGTCGATACGCAGTCGTATGCAATAAACTTAGTAAAATCACTCGGGGCGAATGACCCTAGTTTTAAGAACAAATTAAGAAAGGTATTATAATGGAACTATTAGCATCACTAGCAGTATTAGCCGCAGCAAGCGTTGTGGTTGCCGTGCAAATTCTAAAGATGGATATTGTGCCATCGAATGTAGCAAACAAGTACCCTGTGCAGACAAACCTGGCAGTCAGCTTCGTCGCTTCAATAATCGTGTGTATTGTGCCAGCGCTAAACGGTCAGAATATAAGTACGCTTGATTATATTTTCGTAGCACTCAGCACTCCAGTCATTGCCTCGATCACCTATAACCAGCTGGTTAAAAAGATGGTTGAAGACAAACCACTTATCTAGTACTATAGTGAGTAGTTGCCTTCGGGCAAAGCACTTACAACGGCGCCCGCCGACATTAGTTTTTTAAAAGGCACTGCCCCAAGCAGTGCCTTTTTACTTACCACCATGTATGGTCCTTGTCTACGTAACCAATTGTCCTGTGGCTGTAGCAGCTGCCGAGACACTTCCTAAAAGACCATGCCTGTTTCCATCCGCCGTAGCCTTGGGCGTACTGATGGCACCACCTGAGCTGCGTCACAGGGTTAGTCCTCCAGTCGCTTCCGGCTGACTCCATCTTGTTTGCTGGTAGTGACTGACATAACCCATAGGCGCCAGAACCAGCTTGGTTATACTTCATTGTACCGTCCCAACCGCCTTCGGCAGATACACCATCACATCCGTTTATAACACACTCAACGTATTGCCAATCGCTCTGAGGTATCTTAGCCGCAATCATCCATTTCTGATGCGTAGAATATGCGACCGGTTTCCTGGCGGCAGTCTTCCTAACAGATATATTTTCTAATGGCTGGCTCTTAATAATCTTTCTCTGAGGCTTAGCTGGACTAGCGCGTACAGCGTGGGCACTAGTCTCGTACATTATGTTACCTGGTTTAATTGATGACAGGTATTCAGCAGACACTACTATGTATCCCGCTAGAATCATTCCTGCCAGTAAGCAAAACACCTTGTTCATTATCCCCCCTGCAACCTATTATTTTACGAATTTGTAAATAGTTAGCGCAGCCGCGAAGACAATCTGCGGCAAGATAATTAGTTTTGGCAATAGATCGGTAGAGGTCATGATTATGTAGCAGCTTGAGAATACTATGCTGCCAATAGAGAATAGTGTTAGTACCCATAGGACTGGCATGAAGTTGCGCTGTTTATTATTGTTTGAATCTTTTTTTGTTTTGTTGAACATATATTTCCTTTTTTTGTTTATGAAACCATCTTACACCGCTTGCGGCTATTTGTCAATACCCTCCTTTATGATATAGGATCTACAGTAGTAAGGTGCATTCGAAACTATCAGATAGCAATATAGGTCATCAGTCCACATAAAGGTAGGTAGGGAGTCAAGCCATCGCTTTATGTGGTAACAGTCTTTGCAGTAATTCACCTCCATGAAGCCACCAATAGGGCCATGATAAAACACATCGCTATGACAACGCAGAGCCCGGCATAGAAGCCGAACTCTGACCATGCACCAATAGCCATGAGTAATATGCCAAGTGCCACAAACGTGGCTACCGATGCCATAAGGATTAGTATTATCACGGCAGCCGCTATTTTTGTTATCATATTTTATAGTCTCTTTCTAGGTTTCTTCAAAGGTTAAATCAAACATCTCTATGTCATCAATATTCTTTAGATCCTGCTCTCTGAGTATCTTGCCGGATGTTCTTCTTTGCATTTTACCACCCTTTATGGAGTGCTTGTTGCCTTTTGCAAAGCTGCCGCGCTTTCCTCCAAACCTATTCTTAGTTTTGGCACTGAGCTTTCTGAAATAATCAGGGTCTTTTTCTGTCAGGGTCTTTACCATTTTTCTGGCGCCATCTGGTGTACTTGGCATAAGCCATACTCCTTTTATCGGTTTTTGTTAACTATCTTGGTGCTGATCAATTAGAAGCTGCGCTCCTTGTAGATGCTTACTCCGACAATCTCGGTAACCCCTGCAGCAATAGCCTGGCGGATCAAAGATTCGTTAACACTACAGTATTCGCGCGGCACAGCGCCTGGATCGGTAATAGCAAATTTAGTGACCATCTTTACACCGGTCTTGGGCTGTGGAGCAGCGGTTGCCTTCGGGGTGGTTTCAGCCTCATGTCGAACTTTCAGAGCCTCGGCGTCGCGTTCTGCCTGTTGCTTTGCCCGCTCAGCCTCATCAACCTGCGCTCGACTCAGGACGTCTCTTGTATCTAGCAGGCGATTAATTGCTTCGGTAAATGCCAACTTGATTTCTACGTTTTGCTGATCCTCCTGGCATAGACTACCGTAGGCTGCTTTAAGTTCGGCGCCCCGCTCATCAATTACCTTAATCTTCCTGCTGTTGACGGCTTCCTGGGTAGTGTAGCCCGCAATGATAGTAGAAACCCGGTCGCGCTCAATCTTTGCTAATCGCTCCTGCTCGGCTTCATAGTCCATTATCTTTTCACCAACGATTGTTTTGGCTTCCTCGGCCGGGGCGAGTACATCGCGCTGACCAGATATGAGTTGCTTGGTAACCTCGTCTAATGGGCGAGTGTACTGCTTACGATAGTCGTCAGTAGTGTTGATATGCTTCACGACCTTCTTGCGGAGGTCTAGGGCCGCCTTGAGCGTGGCAGCATCGGTAATTTTTAGCTTCTCTGCCTCGTCCTTCATGTCGGTGGACTCTTTCTTTATAGGCGACATCAGCTCTACGCTGTGGTCGGCATAAGTTTGCAGGTTGGTGTCTAATTTTTGTGCATCTGGCATTGTTCTATCTCCGTTAATAAACTATTTTTACTAAATGGTCGGGTTAATTCTCGGCAATCCCGAGTGATGGATTCTTCATTTCTACACGTGAGTTGGGTACGTGGGGCTGGGTGGCCTCCTTGATCTTGTCCTTTCCCACTGGCTCTACCTCGCCCTTAATCCATATGTATTCTGCATCTCCGCGTACACCATCGACGATCTTGGTAAAGTCAGGTTCGATGTATTTACCAAGGCGGCCGGTCCGGTCCTTGGCGACATACTTATCGCTTGATGGGTCTACAATTATTACCCGCTTTGTTTCGCCCGTACTGGCATCGTTAACTGTAGTCATGTAACCGACTACGTCAACAAGGTTTACAAGCTCCTCTGATAGCTTGGTGGCCACCATAGGACGCTTGACTAGCCTCCCCTCGTCGTCCTTCTCTTGGACGTGGGCGACAATGACAATGTTTTTGCCGCTATCACGCATGACCTTCAGGAAGGTACGCATAGTCTGCTTGAGCCATCCCCAGCCAGCCATAGTAGGATTGCCATCCTTCTGCACCAGCTTACTGTCAGCCTTGGTAACCATGTAGCGTATAAGCTTCTCCATGAGTTCACCAATGGGGTCAATCACTACAGTGTCATATTTGTCGGTTAATGCCAGCTCCAGGAACTCCTGCATATCAGCCCAGCTATCGATCATGGCAACGTCGGTCTCAATACCGCGCAGACCAAAGTACTTGCTCCCGTTCTCACAGTCGGCAATAATTGGCCGGGGCGCAGTTGCCGCAAAGGTGGTCTTTCCGACGCCGCCTTCGCCGTATACTACCATCAGGATTGACGGCTTTTCTGTTGGTTCTAAACTGTTAAATACTTTCATAAGCTATAGTCTCCTAGCTCCATTATGTCTTCTATTAGGAAGTTCGGTTTTCTATCACCAAACGCAACGATCTCATCGACACACTGCCGCAGCTTGCGCTCTCCAGCTTCGACAAAATCAATACCTGCGTGGAAATACTGCACCCGGTAGGGTACGACCGTCTCAGCCACGCAGAAGTAAAAGTTTACCAGGCTGGGGTCAACTTGCAGATGTGATGCCGCAATGAGTGTATAGACGGCCGCCTGCAGGTCGTAGTGGCTCCATGATGCAGACTTAAAGAACCTGTCGAATTGTGCCGTTGTTTTTATGTCGGTCACAATAGCGGCGTTCTTGATAAGACGTGTAGCATCGGCCTTGCCGCGCATAGCAATGCCCTCTGCAGTTTTTGCAAACATTTCCTGCTCATGCTTGATGTCGTCCCCTATCAAGTACTTGGGGGTGTGTGGGTGGTTTTCGATGTTCCGTACAATCTCGGAAGCGGCGGCAAATTGGTCGTTGGTAACGATGTTCTTGCCCAGCGCTATCTGTAGATCGCGCCACTCTCTAGCGGCCTTCGTCCTAAAGTCGGGGAACTCGGATATTGCGAAGGTGTCATCGCCGCCCAATATGATCATATGAGTCAGCTGCCCAAGGTCGATATATGGGCTTTGTGGCTGCGGCAGCATACCCAGTTTGCCGGCCACTGCGTAGTCTATGCCGCTATCAATGATTTTTTTCATTGATGAATAGGACCACTCGGGCCGCTTGTGATAGTTTATTCGCTCTGCTTCCATAACCTAGTACCCGTTGACTTCCTGGACCGCGCGGATTATCTGATCGTAAAAATCCATACCTCGCTGAATATTCTTTAAAGCTTCGTTATCTGGTACATTTGTGTCTGCTACTTCGGCACTTATGAACTCGCGCACCTTAGATGCAGTGAAGTCTGTTATTGAGCCAGCAAGCACCCTTGCCTTTAGTTTTCTCTGATCAAAGTATCTTGGATTTTCTTCTTCTGTATCTGTTGCCATAGTGTCTCCTTCCATGACTGTTGTTAATGTTTTTATTATACACCGCCTGCGGCTATTTATCAATTACATTTATTTAACTTGATCCAGTTTTCCTCTTCTTCCACTGATTATGCTCATTAACCAAACCGATTATATCCCTTTTAACCTCCGTACCATCAGGCTTTATAAACCTTGCCTCAGGATAAACGGTCATGGTCAGCCGATACTTGTGCTCTTCGGCACACCACTTCATGGCCAGATAATCTTTCTTTCTGAATCTACTCAGCATATCAGATCATTCCTGCTGCCGCTACGCCACAAACAATGAATATTGCTACTGATCCAAAGAATAGCCATTTCCACTTTCCAGATGGTACCTCCATTTGCACAGCTGATATAACAAATACACTGGTAAGCAGGGAGGCTACGAAGGACACTACTGCTATGAATAGGAGGGCTGCTTGAATGTTCATAGTGACTCCTTTTGTTGTTTAAGACCGTCTTTCCGTTCTTCAAATAAATCGATGGTTATGCGCATAGAGCGCTTGACGTAGGTATCACCAGGTCTGAGGCTATCAAGCGTTGTTCTGTAATTACCGATCCAGAAATTATTCTCATCAATCCTTGCCTCAATAGCAGCTTGGTCTTTGATGGTTTGCTCACGGGCTAGGATAGCCGACTTCAACCTATTGATGTCTAGATGAGCGACAAACTTATCACCGACAAGCATCGAGCTAAGATCAACGCCACTTGCCTCTAGCCACTCATAGAAGGAGTTCTCAAATAGCTCCTCTGCATCATGTGTTGGTTGTATAGGTGAATGTGTCATGATTGCTTCTCTCCGTCATCTCAAAAGCCAACCACCCCAACCATTGCACTGCTGTGCTGGATGCAGGTATCTGCTCATGAGCTTCTATTATTAAGTTGTTGTAAGTGTGTTTTAGTTCACAGTCTGTAAGTTCTGTAGCACGGTGGGCTTGGTGTTCGTAGTTAGTCATCTAGACTATTCCAGATTCGATAAACAAGTATCAGTGTGCAGATTGAAATGCACGAGATTACCTGTGTTATGACAAGGTCTACCAGCGGCATTACTCCGGATAACTTAATGAATGTATCTAGTTCTATCATTTCTGCTCCAAATCAAATATCCAGTTAAAGAATCTCGCAAAGCTGAAGCGCGGCCCATCGGCTGGACGGGGTGCGCCATCAGCTATTTCTTTTTTCAGTAGCTCCGTCTCGTACTTCTGATATTCAACGAGTATTTGCCTCAGTGATTCCCTGTTGCTAGTGATTGATCTTAGAAACGCTTGTTCTGCTTCTGCTGATATGGCGTTCGCTTTCTCCAGCCTTTCGGCATCATCCCACATTACTGCTGACCCTCGTGCTATTCTTATATCAATAAGGGATAGCAAGTTCTTCAAGTTCTTCAACTGCTTCTCGTACATCACTCCCCCAATCCCGCACGCTGGCGTTGTTCACGTTTTAGATTATTCGTAACGATTACCTCATCGGATAGAAGTATCATTGTGCCGTCCCTCCGTCGTGTCCATGAGCCGTGAATATCGTTTGGTAGGTCTTCACCGATAACCCTCTCTACCTCCTCCTTATGAGCGGCGAGGATGGCTTCTAGAAGCTTTTCGTGTTCATCATAGCTATCGTAATATTCGATGAGTCCTCTTACCTTCTCTTCAAATGTAGGGTGGGGCATTACCTGGACTCCTTAGATTTGTTAGAGGGTTCTTCTTCGATAATCTGTTCGCCTTCGGTCGTGAATACATCCTCGCGGCCACCTGGGTGTACGAACTTTATGATGGACGGAAGTTGTTGGGGGTCCTCTATGATCCTAATGCCAAATAGTTCGTCTTGCATTACATCTTCTCCAGTCGCTCATAGCAGGCCCTAATAACTATCGCATCATGAAGTGCATTGTGTTTGGCACCCTTCTTGATAACCATTGCAAAGTCTTCACGATTAATATCAGGGTCAACACCTTTTAGCTTCATTAATGTGCACAGGTCGAAGGGTATGTAGTAGACGTTCTTTGGAATATCGAATGCAGTACCGAATATATTGTTAAATAGTACCCAGTCATAGGCCAGGCAGTCAGACCATATTTCTACATTATCGTAGACAGACAACCACTCGGCTAATTCGGTAGCAAGCATGGGAGTAGTAAGTAATTTCTCTCCCGTAAAGTTTGCAACTACGTTTTCTGCCAACCAGCTGTCAACTTGGTACTGATCGTAGTCGGACAACTCGGCGTAGAAGGTTCTGCCATCCATGTCCACGAGGCCGATGCTCATGAGCGTGGTGTTCTTGTGCAACCCTGTGAACTCTGTATCAAAAAATACTTTCATTATTCCTGTCCTTTCTCTTGGGGTTGCTGTGATTTGAGGGTGGCATAGGCTATTGAATGATGTTCACACATTGGACATCCACATATACTTTTCCACCTCTCAGTTGCCTCCAAGGCTATTTGTTGGGTGTGGGATTTGATCTCGTTCCTGTATTCTTCGTATATGTTGTCGAGCTTTCTCATATCAGATTCTGTCGGAGTGCCTACGACTTCGCTGCCGAACACCTCAATGTCGTTCATGAAGTTGGCTAATATGGAGTCTATTTCTTCATTACTCATTGTATTATTCTCCTGCATATTTACTCTTTTCTGCTTCGATAGCTTTTAGGTCAACAACCCGCATACGCGCGACACTTCCGTCTGAGTAACGTACTGTGCATAGATCACCGTCCGCTCTTTTCTCCAGCCTATCCAACAATGCTAGTGCCTCTTGGTTGATGAGATAAACAACTCTATCCACCTCTTGCACTGGAGCCGTTGCTTCTACTTTGTCCCAAGTTGCATAACCCGGAGTTTGCCGATAACCGAGCATTTCAGCTACCTTGTGATGTAGTGGTGTAAAGTATTCAGGCTCGCTATTCTGTGTGCTCATGATGTCTCCTCGTTTGTTTTATCCTTCCAATAATCAGATCGCTTTGTGTATTTCTTACGGCGACCGATCCTAGTCTCATCAACCCAAGTGGTCTGTTTTACGTTTCCATACCAGCTAAGGCTATCTAGAGCATTTAGTACTCTTAACGGGAGGTTTTTGTTATCAAAGGCTCCGTACTTATATGCCTCGATGACTGGCTGGAGGAATGATATATCCGCCATGTAGGGTTTGTGCACTTGAATCATGATGTCTCCCTATTGTCCAATATAAGTTTATTGCCATATCCTATACGTTCTGAGATGTTTGCATGGGTTAAATGAAAGTGCCTTGAGGTGCCACATTTGTAGTAGATGAATCTTGTTTTGTATGCATCTGATAAAGCACTAACGGCCCTTATAGCTGACCTCTCAGTGTGATACTTTACCTTTGATCTACAAACAGTGGCTGGTGATAGTTTCATTTGTTGTCCTTATTGTTGGGGGTGAGGTTGGCAATACGGCGTTCGTTATTCTCAACAAACTTATCAAACTTGCCCTTCCAGTCAGTCGATTCGCTGAATGTCTGGCCGCGGTAATTATCTAAAGCAACCTGTTTGCGTTCATCTAAACGTGCTTCTGCAATCTTGGCTTCTACCCCTGATATATAGTGGGTGTTATCGTTTATGCTTACGTGCCAAAAACCATCACAGTTACAGATCTCTGAGTTCTTGCCGCTAGGCTTGTGTTTTGCCTTTATTTGTTGAAAGGCATATTTTGCCTTAGCTATAGCTTCGTCGCATTTGGTGGCAAAAATGTCTTTATCAGCACCAAAGAGCCAGTGTTTAGTCGACCTATCAGCGTCCGCTATGTCCATAGCAAATTGAAGCAGTATATCATCTAAGCGCTTACTCTCAATATTGTCATCCTTTGGCATTGTTTCCCCTTCGATTGTCATTTCACCAGTATTCTTAATCTCACCACTAATCTTTATACCTGTGGGTAGTTTGTCTTTTATGTAGTCAGAGTTGTTAGCATCTATTGGTTTGGTCATGACTTACCCTTCTGTGCCACACTATTAGCATCACCATTACCAGATACGTTTAAGATCTCGACTGATCGTGGATGTTGGTTTTTTAGTTTTTTGATGAGTTGTGCATAGAAACGTTTCCCTACATTGACAACCTCATATCCGAGGGAAGTCTCTTTACACATGTGTTCTAAGCCCTTAATTAGTTGTTCTACCTCAAAATCTGTGAATGTTATTCTTTTGCTCATTATTTACTCTCTTTCTGGTTAAGTTGGGCTATACGTTCATCGATTTCGTCGATCATTTCCTCATTTGTCATATAGCAACAATCGTGAAGCTCAGTAAATGCGTAGTTACGTGCCCAGCTGAGCTCATCAATTCTCTCCTGCACACCATATTGCTCGATGAGGGACATGATTTTGTTGGTAGTAGCATGAGCTTGCGGTGTTTTGCCGCTTGCTCTTCGTGTAGAGTCCCTGTAACCAGCTAGGTAGAGATTCTCAAGCATGGCTTGGATGTCCTGCTGTAGCTCTTCTTTAGTTAGAGGGGTCATGATTACCACCAGTGAGAGAAGCTTACCCATTCAGGCTCGCCAAGGTTATACTTTTTAAATAGATCTATAGTAGACTTTTTATCTTCTTCGGTTTGAGTATTGGGATTGTCTTCCACCCCAAACCCCTCAAAGTCGCCACTGTAGCTGTTCTCCCATAGCTCAAATCCCATGAAATCATTTACAATCTGTTGTTGTTCTGGAGTTAGATCTTTTATGTGAGCCTCAGGGATGTCTCCAGTTAGGTAATACTTGAGGCGATCACCGTTCTTATCCTCCTGATTAAGGAGTTCGATGATCATTTGACCCTTACCCTCATTAGCTGTTCCAAAGGCCATTATTGCCGTAACATCAACTCCCATAATTACTTAATCTCCTCTAAATTACTTAGCGCTTGCATTACAGCTTGCTTCTTATAGGTCTTGCCATCTATCTTGATAGTGTCTTGGGCGATGACATAGCCAAAATCTTTAAGAAGCCTGGTTGTGAGCTCACCCTCGTGGCCACCATCGTATCTCACAGTGTATGCCGGTATTTTAGCCAAAACGGTTATCCTGTTACCATCGTTATATAGCTCATCACCGGGCTGGAGGTTGTCTAGTGTTTTGGGCTCTTCGACCGGTTCTAGGTCGGATTCTAGGAAGTTGGTGTATTGGTTAAACAGATAATAAGGATACCTACTTTGTTCGTCAACTCTCTCTATTGTGTCTACTTCTCCAATCATTGATTGATAATATAGTTCATCGCCATTGATGTCATGATTACCAATAATCCTTACTTTTTGGCCAACTTTGTATTTCATTTTGGGTTCTTCGAGTGGTTCGAGGTCAGATGGTAGGAGTGGTTCGAGGTCGGATTCATAGTAACTTGATAGTGTTCTATCTTGGCTAGCTATATCAATCTCGACTAGGTAGGGTTCATTACCAGCCTGGTAGGCAACAACCGTACCGCTGCTGAATACATATATAGCATCCTCCTGGTAGGTACCGTCAGATTTTCTGTTTGCTATAAAGTTATCTTCATTTATTCTCACTTTTTGGCCGACTTTGTATTTCATGCCTAAGCTCCACCAACAGAATTAACATATACTATTACAGCAAGCACGACGGTCCCAATGAGCAGACCAAAGACTGCGACTGCGAACAGCTCCTTAACGTATCTCTTGAACTCTTCCATACTATTCTCCAAGAATTATCTCTGACACTTCAGAGTTAGTTTTGTATGTCTTTCCGCAATCAACACAAGTCCTTGTTTCTGGTGTGACTAGTTTGCCCCAGAACAAATATGGTTGATGAACGATAGCCCCATAATTACTGTGCGCGCAATAACCTGCCTTAGCAATGATAGCGCGTAGAAGTTTTAATATTTTTTCCATTTGGTTTGTCTCCTTTACCATAGCTCTAGTTTACACCGCCTGCGGCTAATTGTCAATAACTTTAACAGACTCCGCTTTTGGGAGTCTGTTAATTAGTCATCGTCAGAGAAGTGACGTCTAAAGTTTCTTAGGGTATCGAATGAGTTGTAGCACTGTATGCAGAAATAGCGCGCAGGTATCACGACTGAGTAAGAGTTGCTAAGCTCTTTGTCTTCAGTGGGTACGGCTTCATCGCTATTATCATTCTCGCCCCCGATTATCGCTTTATACATTTTAACTGTCTGGGTTAATATATATATCTGTGGGCTCTGGCACTTCACGATAAGTACCGGCTGGTTTCCTATCTGGTGTTGGCGCATGTCCCATAGAGCCGGGAAATAGGTCTTTGTTAGCTCCTGAGCCATTTCATGTCTATGAGGGTTCATGACATCCTTTCTTAGATATTAGTCTTTGTCGTTATCGGTATGGCCGCTTCGCTTGCGATGCTCACGACTTAGGTGCTTCCACAAACCTTTCTTTCGAAATACGCGGTCAGCCTTTGCAAGCTTTCGTCGAGTGATCCTGTTCAGGCCATTAATCGGTACCTTCTTACGGTCGTCACGCTGATCCTCATTATCAACCATTTTCATATCCATGCTAGATTTTTCCTTCCAATCTTTCCTTAACACTAGGAACTTCAACTGCAAATATGTGCAGGTCATTGCCCATTCGCTTGCGATAGTAGGGTTTAATAGATATGTATCCATCGTCTCCGGACAGCTTAACACTTACTACTTTCCCGGACTCAAGCCCACCAAAACGTTTCAGCGTGTCTGATGTGAAGCTGATGGCAGTACTATTCTGTTTCCTGATCGGCCATTTATGATGCATATGCCAATCTGGGAACTCCTTCTTTTTGGATTCAAGAAAGATATTTAGTACACATACATAAGCATCGGAGCTCATTTTTTGGCACCCTGTCCGAACATACCATCGAGCCAATCGGTCACTGAGCTATCATAAAACTCTATCTCGATAGTAACTTTCTTAATAGTCATTCTCTCTTCTGCTCCTATCATGTACGCGTGTGGATGGGGCTTTCGAACCTTTATAGAGCCTGAGCGTATTGGCTGCATAGTAAGCTGGTGGGCTATATCGTGGACTCTGTTTGCTAGGTTGATGTCTATTGGCATATTTGGCTCCATAAGTTTTTAAACATTTTGTCTCCTTACTCTCGCATTTGACTAGCCAGTTCTGGCTATATGGCATACGCAGTACCGTTATTAGCGGCGCCATATAGCCAGAACTGGAATATTGTGTAGTAGCAGCTAGTAGTAAGCATTACAGGAGTTTCAAGATAACGCAGGGTCTAGCATGCGCCATTGGCCTATTGATTATTACGCCAGCTCCAATAATGGACTCTTACTACCATGTGTCACTACACAATATCTTGGTGCTGGTAATGAGGCAGGGATTTGACGAGTGTTTGGGCACTTTTCCATGCCGTCGGGACTTTCAACCCTATTACTCGTATAGTCACCCTGCATGATGTTCTGGGCTGCTCGCCTATGCACTCCGCTTACACTACGACCTTTAAGTATGAGTCACTTGCGCTGTAAGACGGGCCACAACCTGCACAACGATTTCCCGCCACTTTACTTCCTTACCGTTGCCAAAGTATGCGTCTACCTATTCCGCCACTCATTACCAGCATTCAGTCAGCAGTCATGGACTGGGTCAGCAAAGCGATTGGCTCGAAAGCCGCACCATGCCGCAGATTACTCTTTTGGCAACCCTTCCATGTGTTCAATTAAGCGTATGGTGCTAGTAGTAAGTCGGGGCATTCCGCTAGTAGCCCCTGTACGAGTGCGGTCGTCGTTTTTCCTTACTACCAGCACTACTACGCTTAATTGATCCTGCTGACATAACTATGAACTGGACAATCTAGAGAGTCTCTACCCTTGCGATAAAGGGTCTCCGATGAGACTTGCACGACTTTGGGATTTCTTGCTTCGTAGAATGTCCAGCCCAATAGATTGGAAAGGCAAAGACCAAGCATGAATCTATATTTGCGTTAGTAGTTAAAAACCTCAAATTATAATTCATTTCGTCCTTGTCTTCCCATTTAGCTAGTCAAAACTGTTTATTAATGTACTCTTTCATTGTATACCGCCTGCGGCTATTTGTCAATGAGTTTCCTAAATATAGTAAGTCTGATATACTCATTTTTGAAATAGCAGCCCCACTCTTACGATTCCATTCGTTTGTCTCCGGGACTGCTATTTCATTTAGCATCGATGCATACTAGCGTTGATGATACTGCTCCCCGCTTGTTCGAATCTCAGGTACGAATGATGGTGGGGTGGTATCAGTGAACTCGTATTTGACCATGACTTGAAAGAAAGCGTAAGTCATACGTAAGCCATCATGTGCAGCAGCAACATTTTGCTTGCCATAAACTGTCCATCCATCATCCATTGATTCCATGACCAACTCATCAAGGTGCTCACTAAGCCTAGATTCAAGAGTCTTATATCCAACCATTTTTCTCATTACTTTGTCTCCCATTTCTTAGTTTCGAGTATCCACGCCGGGTAGATTCCATCAATATCATTTGCTAGGTAGAAATCAGGCTCACCGCGATCATCGATCGTCAGGGTAATGCCCCAGGGCTCAACATTATCACTAACATTGAATCCAGCGGGCAGCTCGCCATTCTTACGTACTAGGAATGCTTCAAATCTACTAACCGCAGTTTCTTTTTTGAGTTTGCCACTGATCACATACGTTGCCAGTGACTGCTTGCCAGTCATGTACTCCATCGGTTCCTGATGCTGCTCGTGGAACTCCTCCTGGGTAGGTTTTTTCATTTTCACGCCAAGCTTTAGACCTTCATGGAATGCCTGGTTAGTAGCAATCTCGATATGCTCGTATATAGCCCGTATCCGTTGTTTGTTATCGTTTGAGCCAATATAGTTCACTATGCCTTCTCCTGAACAGCTAAGCACTGTTCTTTTAATAGTTTTACGAAGAGCTTCTGACCATTCTTATGCGTACCGTACTTACGTGCATGCTCAGCTAGTTTAATAAATAACTCTGGACCAAGTGTATATAGTTTCTTAAAAAAGAATGGCCGGTATTTACTATCAACTAAGTCAGGCATTGAATCAATGATCAGGTCTGCTCTCTCGTGTCGTAACTTAGCTTCACTCGAAGGTTCTTTCTCTATAGAATCTATAGTTTCTATAGAAGATTTAAGTACCTTAGTTTCTATAGATCTATAGAGGGGAATCTCCGAAATTCTCTGCATTAACTATTGCCTCCCACACCAAACCATGCTACTATAAATGAGTAGTAGTTCGTGAGCAAACAAGTTTAAGCACTCGCTTAGCTTACAAACAAATCCAAGTGTAATAGCTTGGGTTTTTTGTTGATGTTTTATTATTTGTAGTGGTTGTGAGCTTATAAGACACATCCGCGGTTGCGGCTTTAAACTCTAGAATCATCATACACAAATATAAGCGATTTGCGCAAGTCTATTTTTTAGTATAGAGTGACTTCATGAACATATCTAAAGAGGCTTTAGCGCCACTTATCAAAGAGATAAAGCACACACTTGATTCAGAAAATGAGGAATTGAGGTATGAATTTATTGTTGATAAAAACAAAATCATAGAACAGGCAATAGCATCTCTTGAAGACATGATAAAGAAGCTTAAATCACTCAAGTCAAGAGAGTACGCTGTCTGCAGCATGTGTGGTGAGAAGAAGCCGGTAATAGACTTCTATATTCGTAATAACCGTAGTGACGCAGTTCAGGGACGATGCAAATCCTGTTCCCTCAAATACAAGAGAGAACTTGCCGCTAAAAGAAGGTCTGAGGCCAAACAAAAACCAGATGAAGTCTCAACGACACCCAGGCCAGTTGAGTTAGAGAAGATAGAGTCTGTTACTGTTTCACCGAGGGGTGCGACCATCCTTGATAACATACCAACCACATCGGGATCTGTTGTAGAGCAGCCTGTCACTAAGCCCGTGAAGAAGTGTAAGTGGTGCGATAAGATAAACCTTAAGACTGGTGATTACTGTTCATACGAGTGCAAGTCGCGCAGTAGGGCCGTAAAAGAGCAGAGGCAGATTGATAAGGGCATAGCGAAGATAAACACTAGTGTGAGCGATGCGCTCGATATAGAAGAAGAGCCCATGCCTGTACTCACACCGGCTAAGCCCTATTCAGAGATCGTTAAGGATCAGAAGAAACGCTTGAAGTCTGGTGCGTTTGATAAGTACGAGACGCCACCGCCTACTGCGAAGCCACCAGGCAAGTCAGTTGCTAACGCCAAGGACTAGTAGTCCATTGAACGTGGCTGTTGTATAATCATGCTAGAGGAGAACAAACAAATGGACCAACTGTTAGTTATTATTGGATTTATATTTTCGGGCATAGGGATTATGTTCTTATGGTTATTTGTCGTTTACATGACTGTGCACACCGCGACGACAGCTCGTCATCAGGCAGAGTCAAAGCTTAGGAATCAGTAGCAATGGGACGTCATACAGTTTTTACTAAAGCGATGGGTGATCGTATATGCCAGGGGATACGCGCGGGCAAGTCTTTGAGTAAGATCTGCCAGGAAGAGGGCATGCCAGAGAAGTCACAAGTACTAAGATGGCGGGGGATGCCTTCACTACAGAAATTTCGTAACCAATATGACCTTGCTGTCCAGGATCGGACTGATGCCTGGGCCGAGCAGGTTATTGACATAGCTGACGATGGCGAGAACGATACCTACATTGATGGCAATGGCAATGTTAAGACCGACTTTGATGTTGTTCAACGGTCAAAGCTGAGGGTAGATACCAGGCTTAAGCTTATGTCCAAACTAGCACCTAGGAAGTATGGCGACAGGCTGGATATTACTAGCGACGATGAGCAGATAGTGCCGCTCATGGTGTTCAATATGCGCCCAGCTGAGGCTAAGAAGCCAAAAAAGACCAAAAAAGAATAGATTATGCAGGAAAAATTGCCATTTGGTGCATGGCCTAAACAAGCAGAGGTAATGTGTGCGGTTCGTGATGCTAAACAGAATGGCATTACCGAGATATTCCTCATTGGACCGATTGGTAGCACCAAGACGTTTGCTATGGCCATGACTCATATCAGCATCGCCCAGCAGTTCAAGCGCGTAATCATACCCGTAGGACGTAAGGATCTCTCAGAAGCTCAGATTGGTACCTGGGAGGTCTACATGGAGGCACTCTCCAAGATGGGATATGTGTCAGGAAAGCATTACTCGACACGACAGGCGGCCAATGATCTGAGAATAAAGTTCACTAAGACGGGCTCTATCATACAGTTTATCGGTATGAACAAGAGTCGCGACCGTGATTGGGCCAAGCTTAAGATCACCGCTACAACTGCTGGCGTTGACGAGGTGGACGATGTTGACGAGGGTGGATATATAACGCTCCAGTCACGAACAGGGCGCAGGAACGACGGTGGCGCGCCGAGTGTGATGCTTTCGGCATGCAACCCGAATGATGGCTGGACTAAACGAAAGGTATATCTGCCCTGGCTTAAAAGGATAGGACGCAGACCAGACAACATGAGCGTCGACGAGTGGGATGCTATCGATCCACTACCCGATAACGTTATGGTAATCGAATTTGAGATGGAAGATAGCCCGCTGTATCTCACTGGATACTATGACGGCTTCATGCAGAATGCAGAGAGCTGGAAACAGCGTTTCCTCTACAATAACTGGAACTATTTCGATGATGATGGGTCGCTATTTAAGAGCAGGACGTTAGATAGCCTCACCATAAACCGCATTAAGCGCGGCCAAAGGTATATAGGTGTTGACCCTAACGCCGGTGGTAAAGACCGTGCAGTAATAGCGTTGCTTGAAGAAGATACGTTTGTCGACATTGAAGTGTACACCACGGAAGACCTCAGGCGCCTAGCGCTTCCTGCTGAGCTTGACCCATTCAACCCGGGTGCAATTATCGGTAGACTTACGATTGATATGGCAGAGCGTGAAGGTGTAGGATATACACATATCGGAGGCGATGTCGTTGGAATCGGTCAAGGGTGGCTAACCTACATGCACATGAAGGGCTACAAGGTTCGGCAGTTTAGGGCAGGTGACGCACCATACCAGACCCCAGCTGAGAAGTCTAAAAACATCAAGCCGCCATACAACATGCTTCGATCCCAGGTGTTCCATAAGTGGGCAATGGATACAGATAACAGCATGATGTTCATGTACTCCGGTTGTCCATTCATTAGCGCTTTAAAGAAAGAGTTATTGCTTCATGAATACGACAACGGTTCTAAAATACTGGCAGTGGAGAGCAAAGACCAGCTCAAGAAGAGGCTCGGCGCCAGTCCAGATATTGCAGATGCGGCAGTGATTGCATACTGGGTAAGAATGATAAGCGGTCTCACTGACGACACTGCAAAGGCTGTGGTTGCTGTTGGTCAAACCTACGATCAGTTGTACAATAATCTTAATGGATTCTAAAACATAAATTATGGAGGCCCTAGAGTGAAAATATTAGGCTATGAGGTGACACTGAGTCGTGAACCTCAACCAAAAAATATTGGCAAAGAGCAGGGCTCCAGCGCAGCTAGTGGCGCGAAATCATATCAGGACTATCTTGACGAGAACTTTAACACGAGCAAGAAGCCCTCTGTACACCAGATAATGGATATGATTGACACTGACGGTACTGCCGCCATGCTCTACAGCGTTATTACCTTCCCGGTGCTGGCAACCTCATGGAGAATCGACGCTGATCCTGAGGATGAGCTTGTGGTTAAGGACAAGAACGGCGATGAGACTATCACACACCCTCAGGCAGACTTAGCAGAGGCAGCATTTCGTAACCCACAGCACAAAGGTGGCATGTCCACTCCGTTTAGCTTGGTATTATCTGAGATGCTCCTTGCTCTCGCTCAGGGGTATAAGTTCTTCGAGATTGTTTATAAGATCGATGATAATGGCAATGTAGTATTCAAGAAGCTTGCTAGCCGTGACTATGGATCTGTCGACATACTTGCCGACGACACTGGTGGTTTTAGCGGTGTTAAGCAGACAGTGACAAAAGACGGCAAGCAAGCGACAGTAACTATCGACCTGCAATATTGCTTCCTGTTCACTAACCGCAAGGACCGTAAGAAGCTTAAGGGTATGAGTAACTTTACTGCTGCCTACAAGCACTACATTAATAAGCGTAAGCTGTACTTCTTAGCAAATCAACAGGCTCAGGCCTCAGCGATCAACCCTAAGAGTCTCGAAGAGCCAGACGGTGTGCTCGACGATGTCAGGGCCGCTAACCTTGCGAGAGTAGATGCTATGGCTATACGACCAAGTGTATCTCTGCCCTTCGGCTGGAAGCTAAACGTACACAATCCTGGCCAGACAATGGACATGCTGCCTTACATCGATCACCACGACTCCCAAATGGCACGATCACTGCTTGCCCAGATGCTCTTGCTCGGCTCTACAAAGAGCAGCGCCGGTGGTAGCTATGCGCTAAGCGAGAACCATACTGACCTGTTTATCCTCAGCATTAAATCGACCATGATGTCAATCGAAGAACATATTAATTCTTTCTTAATTCCAAAGCTTCATGATTATAACTTCGAGAAGCCTTTATATTCATCTTTCAGATTTAATGACTTAAGCGATGCAAATGAGAAGCTCCTTAGGGAAGCATTTAACTCCCTGGTAACTAAGGGCACTCTGCCTCAGTGGATAACAGATGGCATTGCTGAGCGTGTTGCCGACCAACTTGACATAGAGAAGCCTGATGACGAGGAAGAGCCCGACGATAATGACAATACAACAAACGGCACCGGCCAGAAAGTTGAGCAATCCAAGTCAACAAAAGTGACTAAGCTCGCAAAATCTAAATGGTGGCGCGAGCTGACCACCACCGAATCAAAGGTTAACTTCTCATCAATCGAAAAGAAGGCGAACGACGAAGAGGCTAAGCTTATCGATGATCTTCGTCCTGTCTTTACTGACATGAGCAAGGATGCCACAACCCGTCTAAAGCCTTTGCTTGAAGAAAAGGGTACTAAAGCACTCGACGGGTTTGAGCTAAAGTTCGGTGACAAGCTCCAGAAGGTAATGTCAGACCATATGGTATCTGCCTACAGTGCCGCAAAGAATAGCGCAGCCGATGAGATAAAGGCATCCGCACCATCTAACAAGCAGAAGTCAAAGGAACTGATCGCAGAACACACCAAAGCTATAGTCGAGAAGCAGTATGCTGATATGCTGTTCAACCTTAAGACGATCGTTACAGACGCAGTAAGGAAGAATAAACTTAGCACTGTTCAAGAACTGTCTGTTGGTGATATACTTTCTCTGATTGCTTCGTCATTCAGCTTGTTTTTTGACGAGAAAGAGACACTTACCGCTAGTTCGATAATCACAACTGCCATAAATATTGGCCGTGATGATGTGTTCCAACAGTTCAGTAAGGACATATATGCGTATCAATACTCTGCTATATTAGATGCAAAGGTCTGTCAGGTGTGCCTCGACCTGGACAGTAGCGTGGTTGAAGAGGCCACTTACTATGCCACCAAATGGATGCCCCCAATACATTTCAACTGCCGCTGCATATGGGTAGCGATAATGAACGATGAAGAGGATAGGCCAGGGATAACAGGTCTTCCAGAAGCACCCGGCGGAACAACGGAACCTAGCCTATCGGCTAATAACCAAGGAGTAATATGGCATACAAAAATGACGACGAAGTAACCAAAGGTACGACATGGATCTTCCCAATAACCATCCAGGATACGCTTAATGACCCTGTTGACTACAGCACCTACAAAGTTTACCTCGCCATAAAGAAAGACTTCGAAGACTCTGATGAAAACGCTATATACATAGACGATAGGACGTTTAACAGTGCCGGTGAATGCACCTTTATCATATCTGCTGATGATAATGTCAACTTCCCTACTGGGTACTGGAAGCGAGCTATTAAGGTAATTGGGCCTGGGATAGTTGATGAAGCTGTGTCAGAACTTAAAATAATTGAAAGCGGAGTAAAGGCAATCTCATAATGAATATAAAGATCGGCACAAGTAAACCGATAAAGATCGTGTTGAAGCAGATTAATACTGGTGGTGGGATGTCTCCAGACATTTACGATCCAAACGACATACAGGCCGATGTGTTTGATCGCGCGAACCACACTGGCACACAACTCGCAAATACCATATCTGACTTTGATGCTGAGGTATCGAACAATACTGATGTAGCGGCAAATACTTCTGCTCGTCATACCCATGCAAACAAGGCCATACTTGATGCAACAACCGCCAGCTTTACGACTAGTGATGAGGCTAAGCTTGATGCTATCGGATCGGACGGGTCAGATGGTGACGTACAACTGAGTGATGGGTCGGGAGGCTTTAGAGCAAGCAGTGACCTTCATTATGACAGTGACGGATTCAATGGACTCATATCAGAGGGTGGATTTACAGCCAAACTCGACAACGGAATCGGGGGTTATGACAGTGCATCTGTAATGATTTATGACCCTGGAGCTGGAAAGTTCTTATCACTTGGTGGAAATGGAACG